CATCATCTTTTGTTAGAATATCATCGATGTTAAATATATCGTCAATATAATCATAAATTTGTGTTGGTCTTATTTTTCCACTTAGATGATATTTTACAAAACATTTTTTTTCTGAATTTGGGTCAGATGATTTTAATAACATATCTAATTGGGGTGGTTTCGCATTATATTGTGCTTGTATTTCCACGATGCTTCTATCTTCATAATCACTTATATTATAACCTCTATTTTTCAATAAATCTAATATGATATTTCTTGATTTATATATATTAGTTATAGTGCTACTGTTAGACTTACCGCTCATTATATTAACATGACATATTATAAAATATTTAAATCAATTTTAATATTTTATATTATTTAAATTAATTAGTATCCATTGTAACACTTTTTTTATCACTATTATCTTGTTCTTCCTTTTCGTCTTCTTTGATTTCTTCAACATTTAATAACTTAATATCTTTTTTAATGTCGGCATCATCTTTATCAATAACAAGTGGTGGTTTTTCTTCATAATCATCATCATCACTTTCTGAACCACTATCATAAGGTTTAAAATCGGGGTCTTCGCTCCAATCCATTATTTCCTGTAATGGAAGGAATTTTTCAACACCGTCATCCATTCGAATACCGTATAACATATTATCGGGGTCTTCATCCCATTCTGGCAATTCAAATATATGTCCTTCTCCACCATTAAATATAACTTTATCATTCATATTTGGAGTAGGTGGTTCGGCTGTATTTCCTTGATTAGAAGAAAATGCGGTTTGTACATTTGAACCACCATATGGGTCACCAGGAACACTATAAGTAGTAGGTTCAGCATATCCCATTTGCATTGATGTATTTTCAATATTTGCTCCCCAATCACCATCATCAAAACCTTGATTCATGGCCATAGCTGTTGCCATGCTCATGCCCATTCCAAAACCTGTCATACTTTCAAATTCGTTAGGTGCGTTGCTTATAATTGTTGGCATTTGAAATTCTTCTGCCATTGGTTGCTTTAAAAATTCTTTTCTTTCTAATTCTCTATTATCTTTTAATTGTTTACTTGTTGTTAAATCTTTGACACTTTTATAGTTTGCTTTTTTATCATGAGTTAAATTTCTAATTTCAGTAACACCGCCCTGACTCAATGACATAAGTTGATCAATATTATCTTCTGTAATTAGGCGCATTTGTATGTTCATTCCCTGTAATTCTTGCATTAATAGTTTAAAAGCATAAGGAATTTTTACAATACTAAACTTTCTACCAAACTTATTTACATTTACAACATTCATTGTTTTTTGAATATTAGTCTCAAATTTAATAGGACCATCAGCAAATGGCGATAAGAAAATATTCTTACGTGGGTTGTATGCTGCTATACAACCAGTTTGATTACAAACAGCTACTTTGAATTCATCACCTCTTTTCATTAAGGTTTCGCTTACAAAATGCGATAACCCATGTGCTACTACACAATCGCGGTCCATTTCACCTAACCTTAATCCACCATCATTGGCTCTTCCTGCTACTGTTTGACGAGTTAGCATGTCCCTTGGACCTCTTGCTCTATAATTAATTTTATCTTTTGGCATATGCTTCAGTCGCAAATAATAAGTAGGTCCAATATAAATTTCAGTCTCTAATTGTTCTCCTGTCATACCATTATATAATATTTCTTGACCATATTTTTCGAGACCAGCATCTAATAAATATTTACCATAGATTTCTTGTTGGGGTCCTTTGTTACAAAAAGCAGTACAATCACCGTATCCACCATATACAGCACCAAGCTTACTTGTAATTGTTTCCACTATATGGCCAATTGTCATGCGACTTGGCATGGCGTGTGGGTTTACAATAATGTCAGGTTTTAATCCAGTTGCCGTTGTTGGCATATCTATTTCATCGAGTATAACACCTGCTGTGCCCTTCTGTCCTGCCCTGGAACAAAATTTATCTCCTATGGCAGGTTTTCTAATAGAACGTATTCTTATTTTTGCTATTCTTGTTCCTTCTTTCCCTTCAGTGATAAATGCTCTATCGATAATACCCGTTTCCCCTTTTTTTGGTTTTACAGAATCATCGCTTGGAACACCATCAGGATCCATTGGCATAACAGCTTTACCAATCAAAATTGTTTTTTCATTTATAGTTTCTCCTACTCTTATTAATCCATTTTCATCTAATTTTGAATAATCATATCCAGATTTAAATCCTTCCACGTTATGTTTTGGATCATATACATTCATTATTTTACTGTTATTTTTTCCACCACCAATCATTATATTCTCCTCAAACGTTTCATAAACAGCATATTTCGTCGTATTAAATAATCCTCTATCAATACTTCCTTGATTTATAATAATAGCATCTTCAACATTAAATCCCGTATAACACATAATCGCAACTATTGTATTTTCACCATAAGGAACTTCATTATTACAAGCGTATTCTAAATATCTACTTTTTGTTATAGGGTTTTGACCATAATTTAAAAATAAAGCTGTTTTATCTACTCTATTTCTGTAATTTGAATGAAATAAACTGACTGCCTGTTTTCCTTGACTACACGAAAACGCATTACGAGGGTATGGATTATGTTCTGGAAATATAATTTGATTTGCCATAATACCAAGTATTAACGATGGATGTATTTCCATATGAGTAACGGCTTCGTTAAAATCCTCTATTGTTTGACTTGAATGACCCAACATTATCCCTTGCGTTTCCATAGTATCTAAAAATTCTATTATAGACCCATTTTTTACCAAATCTTTTCGTGATTTTTGTGTTTTAAAATATTCATTTTCTTCATTTTTAAACCCTTTCACATAATTGTACCAATTCAATTTGTCTGAAAACTCTCTTTTCTGACTCCAATTTCCATCATACATTTTATAGAACAATGGCCTACATGGTCTTCCAGCATCAGTGCTAATTTGTATTTCATTTAATTTAATATTAAAATATATACTTGTAAATTCATCAATTATATTATTTCTTTTATGTGACCTCATTAATTCACAAAGATCTTGTGGTCTATCTGTTAAAGCAAACCAACAACCGTTAATAAAAATTTTTGTAAAACAATTCAATTGATGAATGTTACATTCTTCTATTAATTTCACATTTATATAATTTTTACCTTTCTCATCTATTTTCGAAATATTTCTAATGTAAGAATAGAATGGTCTTCCACTTGTCCCTTTTGTAATATATGTTGAAGTGGAAAGATGTTTATGTAATCCAGTATGACCTCCAGATGGCGAATTAATAGGACATATTAAACCATATTGTGTAGAATTAATAAAACGAGGTGCTCTTACTTTTGCTCCATCTCCAATAGCCAAATTAGTTTTACGCAATTGTGTTAACATTGAAAAAAAAGATAATCTATCTAAATCTTGTACAATACCTGAACGTTTTGTATGTATGTCTGAACCCCAATCACCTTTAAAAGCTTTTCTAAAACCTTGTTCAACCTTTCTACAAGTTTCAACTCCATCATGCACAAAAATTAGTTTTTCATTATTTTGAATCAAATTTTTGAAATTTAAATCATTATAAATATTTGCTCCAGACTTACTTCCTTTATAAAAGAATTCTTTGTCTATAGTTCTAAAAATGTGTGAAAATTGTTTATTATAATATTCTTTGAATAATTTATTCAATAATACTCCTGGTGTTTCTATTCTTTTATAAGCATAAGAATCTCTATCTGTAGGATTTTCATTACCTGTATAAACATTTAATAATCTTTTTACCATATAACCCAAATAAAAAGCTTTATGTTTAAAGTTCAGTTCTCCTATATGTGGTAAAAAATATAACATTAATATTTGGAGAACATTGGAATCAGATTTATATTTAAGTAACTCCTTTATATATTTTAAAGCAGCAAATTGAGTGAATATATGTCCAGAATCGTGAATAGAAGGTCTAAATAGTTCAATGTATGACTCATTTACAACCGGTTTTTCTGTTCCAATTTCTTCTAACAAACATGTTTGAATAATTTCCTTATCGGATAAAATGCCCAATGCTCTCATTAATATAAACAATGGGACTGGTGCTCTAACCTGTGGTATATTAACAACAATTTGACCATTTGTTTTTTGTGAAGTTTCTCTAACAATACGAACGGATAAGGTTCTATTGGGTTTCGAAGCATCTTCACTAACTGATCTTATTTCCGCTGAATGTGTATAAGTATCATCAGATTTATGTTCCTTAATATATAACATATTATCGGCCCTATCATCTTGACACATTATACATTTTTCCTTACCATCAATGATGAAATACGCACCGACTTCATTTTTACATTCTCCCATATTAAATTTAACGTGTGGGTCTAATCCCTTTAATAAACAAAAATCTGAATTTATCATAATTGGAAATTTCCCCAAATATACTCTTTCAATTATATGTGTATCTTTATGAGGTTCTACTTGATCATCCAAATATATAGTATAATCTATTTCAACATCATAATGTATAGTAAACCCATATGTCATATTTCTTAAACGAGCCTCATTAGGATACATATAATGCTCTCTTTCTTCATTATCATTTTTATCATATATAACTGGTTTACCATAATAAATTTTATCAACATTTTTCCCACCAAAATACATTTCAAATTGATATTTAAAATTATCTGTCCCTTCCATTTTTTCTTTAAAGAATTTCATAGGATTTTTATCTTTAATTATTGTTTTTAATCCATTTTTAAAAAAATCATTATACGATTCTAAATGATGTTTGACTAAAAAATTTGTATTATCTTTGAACATAGTATCTATTGTTTTCCAAATAAAATTGTTATCAGTCATTATATTAATTATAAATAATAATTATTTAATTTAAATTAATTATTATTTAATTATACAATATCATCATCTTCGTCATCTTCTTCATCATCTTCATCTTCATCATCTTCATTAGCCATACCTTCTTTTTCATCGTCATCATCTTCATCTTCTTCCATATCATCTTCATCATTGGCATCATCTTCATCTTCTTCTTCAACACCTTCTTTAAAACCCTCTTTTTTTGAAGACATAAGAGACAACATTACCATACCCAATACGAGAAACATACCAATAAAAGGTAATAAAACAATAATCCATGATAGTGTTTTTAGTTTTTTGGAACAAAACCAATTCAATAAATATGTAAATCCTAAAATATATAATGCTTTAAATACAAAGAAAACAGCATTATGACATTCTGGTCTAACTTCCATGGTGCCTATTTTGTATAATTGTGAATCGTTACAATTTTGAATCAAAATAATAAGAAAACTTAGAGCGGACATTACTAAATATAATTGTGCCGGTGAACATAAGGATTTAAATGTTTTTACAGCGTTAAATTTCATTAGATTTTTCATTTATATTAATTATTTATATAAAAAAATTTTTAATATAATTTAATCCGCACTTGTTCCTTTACCAGCTGCAGTATTTACACCATTTTTATGATGCATTTTAACATCAGGAATTGTGTGTCTATAATCATTTGGCTTTAATAATTCGGGTTGTTCCATAACATTTCCACCTATAGTTGATGCCTTGCCTCTCCAAGTATTTCCAAAATTATTAATACTATTGCCAATATTGTAATACAATTGTCCTAAATCACCTAATCCGGTTTTTTGAAATGCTGAACCACCTCTTTGTAATCTTCTTCTTCCACCTCCGCTTTTTTTATATGGAAATGGCACTTTATTATTAGAATTAGAATTTACTAAAGCCCTGCCTGGGTCACCACCCGAATAGTTATTATATGGTCTTAAAGTAAAATGTTCGCCCATATTCTTTTCATAAGGACATCCTCCGCCTCTTTGCTTTCTCTTTCTACTCGATTTTCTACTTCTTCTTCTTTTTCTTTTACCCCCTTTCATAGTTAATTTTCTATTCTTTTTTTTACGACAATACTTTCTCTTTTTCCCTCTTGTATATTTACAGTTTTTACTTTTGTTACAAGTTCTACCTCTTTTACCGCGACAAGGTGAATTTTTTACGCGGGCTCTATAAGCTCTTCTTTTTTTTAAACCTCTTGTTACTACTCTTGTTTTTGGCATTTATATTAATTAATTAGATATTTTTTTTATCCTACAATATCAACGTGTGTTAAGAAATGTCTCCTACAACATATTTTTTTAAGTCCTAAATCATCCATAACTTTACCTTCTATAGTTTTTTTTATATTATCTTGTGTAAGATAAATAACCGCATTTATATCTTCGCCATTTTTACTTTTTTCTGCTGCTATTTGTCTTTTATAGTAGTTATATTTGTCGGCGAGGACATTGCCGCATGTAAAGCATTTCACAGGAATAATCATATTTGTATAGATATACAAGATATTCTTTTAATCAATTTTATTTTAATTTATCTTATATTTTTTTTTCAAAAACCAATATTCATCATATTTACTACCTTTTGGATCATTTTCAGTTTCAGGTCCATCTTCATCACCTTTTATACATGAGGAACCATTTTTACTTGTTACCCAAATACAACAATTATTATAGGTACAACTTTTTTTTCCTGGATTTTTTGGACAATTTTTTTCTGCGTTCTCACATACATTAGAGAATTGTTCATAAATAGCAACATTCTTAAAAACTGGTTTTTTCTTATCGCTTGCACTCATATCTATTTTAAAAAAATTTATAAGAATAATAGTAATACACATTACCCAAACAAAAACATACACATTTTCCCAATTTTTTTTTAAGAATTGCGTTGGTGCACTTAAAATACCATCTCCTAAATTTGAAATATCGCCAGCTACACGACTCATATATTAATTATTAACATATTAAATTAATAATTAACGATTTTTCTTTGTACCTTTTTTTCTAAATTTTTTTTTATTGGTTTTTCTTTTCCTTTTGGTTTTTCTTTTTCCACCTTTCCAATCAGGTTTTTCATTACCGAATTTTTGTGGAAAAAATTCTACTAATTTTTGTGGTATATTAATATCGTGTTTATCTCTCATTGATCTTAAAGCATTTGCCCTACCGTTGTTTTTACCTTCTGTTTCATGATTTGTCAAATATTTATTAAACCAATTTTTAAATCTTTTTTCATTACTCGTTGTCGCCTGTCTTTCTTTGACAAACATTCCAAACCATGGAAATTTATTATTATAATTGTATACAACGGGCCATCCTGTTCTACCTTTTGGTCCTAATACATAGCCTTCGTATTCATACGTTGTCCACGCGTCAGCTGGACGACCTGTGATAATGGAACCTCTACAGATTTTTCCGGGACAATAAGGTAAATCGCTATTGAATCGCGTAATTTTCATACGAGGATATTTATTTGTTTTTTTATTATTTACTTCTTCCCTTTTCGCAATTTCTTCTTCCCTTTTCACAATTTCTTCTTGTTTTTTAAATAATTTTTCCCAAGTTTTCATTAAAATTTTTTTATCACCTGTTAAATCTTTAATAACATATTTTATATCACCTTTCATACTATCAAATTCATAGATACAATTGTTTTTTTCAAAATGCTTTGATAAATTTCGCGACCATGGATTAATTTCTGCTAATTCTTTTTGAATATCTTCAATTTCTTCTAATGTTTGAACATTATTGATAGTCATATTAATTGTTTCTAATTCATGTTGTTTCTTTTCTTTTTTTTCAAGTAGATCTTTTGAGCATTTATCTCTTCTATTTTTTTTGTCTTGAAGTTGTTTTTCTTTTCTTCTTTTTGCCACTTCTTTGGCGTGTTCTTCTTCTTTTTTCTTTTTTTCTTTTGCGAGTTTCATTTGAGCTTCAACTTCTTGTTCTCGTAATTTTTTTTTTCTTTCTTCTTCTTCTTTTTTTGCTTTTTTCTCAGCTTCTTTTTTTTCTTTTTTTATTTTTTCCTCTAATTCTCTTAATGTCGAGGGTGCATCAGCCAAAGGAACTTCATCTTTTCCTATTTTTACTTTCACTTCGTTACAATTTACCTGAAATTCATTTTCTTTTATTTTTTTAAATTTCTCATGGTCTTTTCGTTTTACTCTACCACAAGTTTCAGTACAATGATACCATTCTGATAAATCAAGGTCTATTAAACAATAACCTTTTTTATCATTTTTTCCTTCTTTCTTACATCGATGTTCTATTTCTTTATATTTTTTTATCCAAGCTGTTCCATTTTTTGGATTACAATAACCTTTGTTTTTTTTATTTTTATTTCCACACCATTTTTCTCTTTCTTTTAATCTAACATCTTCAGTAATATTTTCTATTCTTTTTTTTCCTTTTGGCAATGCTTTTATTAAATGTAGAATCCAAGCTCTATGACTATTCCATTTTCTATTTGTTATATCTATATTTTTTAAGCACAATTCATCTTTTGGTAATTCAATACCATCAATTTCACCGCCTTTTTTTTTACGTGTTCTTTTATTTTTTCTATATTTTCTTTTTGTTTTA